GTAAAGAGGGTTAAGACTTACTGATGCAACCTCTTCGTTGTCATCTAGTAACTCAAATTGAGTAGGTATAATAAAAGTTTTGTCTGTCATTATTAGTTTACCTCGTTCTTTAGAACGGGTTTTATAGATGTAGTCTCATATATATTATACACATTTCTATTGAAAAATGTATAAAGTTATCAACTTTAATTGTCTTTGGGAGGTTTTTCAGTAGTGGTTCTCTCCGTTGTAGTCTTTTCCTTTGTAGTTTTTTCAGTTGATGGGGTATCAGGTTTCTTTTCAGTATTGGGTTTACCATCTTCTGTATTACCACCCTGTCCTGGGGTTTTGGTAAATGGCTGTGCTTCAAATGATTCAAGACCTGCATCCTTTAACATCTTAGCCTCTTCTTCTCTTAACTTTAATTCTTCCTCAAAGTTAAGACCAAAGGTTTTATCCAGAGTTGTTCTGGAGATGTTACCGGTATCATAGAGCATTCTCATACCATCTAAGAAGTTGGCGAATGCTTTTAGATTTATGCTGGTAAATCTAACTTCAGGCGTAGCCTTAAAAGCATTCTTTGTGGCTACTTCTTTAACTATTCCTTTGATTATTTTTAAAATTTTTCTTTGCATAAATTCCATAGTCTTCTCTGGAGAAAGGGTAGCAAACTCTGGATCGGATGTTTGGGTTCTTTCTGTCTCTCCAGTAGTAAGAATTCTAGGAAATCCTAACGAAAAGAAAATATCCTGATTAACCTGTAAGTATTTTTTATCGTCTAATAGTGCTGAAGTATCTGGAGCTATCCAATCAATCTGCAATGTATGATTAGCAAATAATTGGAATATCCTTTCTATATCTTTACCTCTACTATCTCTCCAAGTCATCTGTTCTTTTAGGCTGGTAAAGGCTGAAGTATCCTCTTCAGTAATAGGAAACTCATCATTACCCAATCTGAATAATTGTATAGCTCCAATAACTCTTGCAGCTATGGAGTAATCCATTCTACGAATATTTCTTTTATGCTTTAAAGCCTCTAGTCCAGAAAATAAATAGGGAATTGGGTAGGGAGATTTAGTAGTTACCTTTCTGGTAACTATAAGATCATTATCTAATAGAATCTCTTTTTCTCCCGCCTCCACTGCGGTAATAAATTCTGGGAACTCTACCTTTAATTCCTCATACTTTTTAATATCTTTTGTTCCATCAGCATATGTTCCTTTATTCAAAATAAAATAGATCATATCATCTGGAACTATTACATAGTAAGATGGTTTACCCATAAAGGTAGTGTTTATTTTTATAGTGGTTGGGTCTCTAAGAAATGCGTTTGTAGGGAGAGTTAATGCCGTATACTTTTTAACTCCCATATCACTTAGCACATCTTTACCGACTGATGTATAAGAAACTTCGGGAACTACCAATCCAGAAAGCAAGAACTCTAACGCACATTCCTCTGCAAATTCTTGTAGATAATCTTTTAATCCCAAGAAAACTCTAAACTCATTCTCTGATAAAGTTCCTTTATCAAAGATTAATTCAGTAGTGCCTATCTCTACAGTTTTATTAATTACTGTAGATGCAATAGGGTCTCTTTCATAATAGAATCTGCAATCATTTACTGCTTTCTTAAATTCTTTAAGTCCTTTAATTTCTAATTTGTCCACCTCTTCCGGACTCCAATTATCGGATGAAGAGGGGTAGTAATAAAAACTTGCTTTAGCTAAATTCATTTTAGCCTCCTATATGCCAGAATGCTCCAGCCAACTTCTTTCGTACATTCTGAAGGTCTAGTTTCTCTGTGTATAGATAGTAGGCCAGAGATGCACAGAGTAGTGCTGATGTGAAGTGGTCTTCACCTTTCTTTCCCCCTTTTTCTGTAAGAGTTCTATAAACAATATCCCCAGTAGTAGTCTTTGTATAAGTCATTCTCTCCAACTCTGTAACCATTTCTAGGTCGGTGGATGAATAAATTATCTTATGATTATTAGAATACTCCTGTAAAACTCCCACAGAAAACGGTTTGGTCTTACTCTTTATCTCTTCGCCTTTACTATCAGTACCCAATACAACACTAGAAGAGAAGTTAATAGGTATTAACCTTTCTTTATAATTCTTATGCAGGAAATCTACATGCTCCTGCATCCTGGGTATAACTGCTTTACCAGCAGAACCCTCATCTATTCCTATAATAACTGGTCTGAATTTGGTATCTAACCAGTCGATAAGCCTTTCCTGAACAAAGTAATTAACTTTGTTAAGTCTAATCCTTCCATGAAACTTTAATCTTCCATATCTATCCTCTACTAAAATAGATATAGCTGTAGGTTCTGTATAACCTAAGTCTATTCCCATTAAGCATTTAGTGTCCCTCTCTGGAAGTCCTGGGAAAGCTGACAGTCTGTTAATATATTCTGCTATATTATCTGCTAACATCATACCATCCAAGGTCATCTTATAAACAGGATAGTTACTAATCTCCAGATTACCTCTATCAAATAAGGAGAAGATGGGTTTACCATGTTCCCCCAAGACTAAATGGATGTAATCGTCAGAGTCCTCTCCACCATACATTTCTATAGCTCTCTGTTTATCCTCCTCAGAGAATCTAGGATTTTGCAAAGCAGATACTCTGTGTTTAGTAAAGGATGAATTCTCCATATCAGTATGATATAGAACATTTCTCTCTCTAAGACCTGTAGGCACTCCACTGGAGTATAGCCTAAATCCAGATGTAAATGTATTTAAGGTGGGTTGTAGTTCTACCCATGTACCCCAAGGATAGTATCCGGTCTCATCTACAATAGAGAAGGGTGCATGTAAACCAATAACAGACACACCAGTACCAGTCTGTCCAGCTATTCTGCATAGTAGGGATGTATTGTTTTTTAATTTAATAATTAAATCAGAACTGTTCACCCCGGCTTTGGGGTCTATAAATTCTTTTAGAAAGGAATTGGTTCTGATATTTCTAACCAAGCTGGTAAATACAGGCTCAGCATGGGCTTTTCCTGGAACATGATAATTGATATAATCATTTGGGAATATATTATTTACCATGATCCACAATATTAAAGCCGTTAATACTGTAGTCTTACCAACCGCTCTTGCACAACAAAAATCTATATAAGAATTAAAATCACAAATCATAGCTCTCTGGTAGGAATCAAATACAAATTTCTCCTCCCATTCTAATCTATCTAGGTTGTAGATAAATTCTCCAAAGAATACTGGATGTTTTAAAACCTCATATAGTATAAGTTCTTCATGATCTATTTTTTCTCTAAGTGCCATTTAACTCCATGCGCTACGATGCCCAACAAAATATTGAACATCATGCGTAATTAAATATTTGGCTCCTTTATTAGCGCACTCATTTAGAAATGCGAAATCCTCTACGACGCCATAGTCGAATAAAATATTATTGTCTCTTATAAAATCTGTTTTTACAGCAAAAGACATTCCCACATTACAACGTACTAGTCTATTCAAATTCTTGGGAGGCTGTGTATTTCCATTCTCCATATCTCTATAAGTGAAAACAATTATATCTTTGTCTGGGTTACTATCAGAGTAGTGCTTTAATCTGTTTAAATAGGTGGGCTTCAAAAAATCATCATCATCTAAAAACGCTGTCCAATAAGTATCAACTAAGGGAAGAGCCTCATTGCGAACTAATCCAGCATGTCCTTTATAGTCACAGCTTCTAACTATAAAATGGTTGTCCTTTAGGTAATCAATGTCAGGATTAAGTCCAGTAATCTCTACGGGAGGAATACCATCAAATACTATGGTGCATCTCCAATTCCAATCTGTCTGATCTAGGACAGATTGTATGGCTTTCTTAAGAGAGGCTCTCCCCTTAGTTGGTATAACAAACGTACAAAAACTAGGTTTTATTTCCCACATAATCCCTTCAAGTTGGAGTAGAATCTTCCCTCCATCCAACTATAGTCCATAAATTTTTCCTCAATATCAGAATAGGACGGCCTCTGAATTGCTAACATTGGTAAACAGGCATAACAATTATAGTTAGGAATTATTCTATTGTTGTATTCAACATCATTATGTATTACATTCTCGTCAGTATTTATATCATACAAGTCTGCACTTACTAAAGAATTTTGAAAGTTAACGGCATAAGCATGAGTAGAAAAAGCAAATGTAAGTACAGCCAACATTTCATTCATCATATAACTAGGTTGTTCTGTATTAACTCCTAGATATAACATATCCCAACCTCTATTCATTTCAGTAAAATAATTAGCTATCTTACCTATCGTATATGGAGGGTCGTTTATAAATAAAACATCGTCTTCAAATATTAAAACATTGTTTGCCCCTGCTTGTTTGGCATTGTGTATTGCTATAGAATGGGAAAGATGATTTCCAAAGCAGGCATTTCTTTTAGGGTCTTCAAATCTATTAGTGACTACTCCAGAAATTCTTTCTACTCTATTTAAGATGTTTATCTTATTAAATTCTTCTTGGGCCTGTGCCCACCTATCTTTTCTATAGTCTAAATTAATACAATATATCTTATCAAAGAAATCAAATGGATTGTTCATTTCTTAATACCATCCCATAATTATTTACACCCTCAGGAATTAATATATCATCTCTCATTTTTAACTCATTACCTTTAAATTTATTTAGATTAATTAAATGATGCCATCTATTAAATCTTCTAACTATCTTAACACAGTCTGGGTGTTGTTCATGTAATGAGTTAGCAAACTGATATCTTTCAGGGTCTTCAGCATAAATAGAACTTGTATTACCTCCCCTCATAGTAAGGGTAGCAACCTTATCCTGTAAGAAAGAATTAAATAATATTGTTACCCATCCATCCTTTAAAGCTCTAATAGATAAATCAGTATCCTCATTGTACTTTCCTCTCCAACGATAGGGCATATCATTCTTAATAAGTATACAAGAATAGATTCTTGTATTAATAATAAAAGGTTTTCTATCTCTACATAGAGTAACCCAATTAGAGTACTGGAATCCAGCTAAGGCTATGTTCTCATACCTATCCACAAAATCTTCTGCGGCTTTAAAAGTAGCCCCGGTAGTAACTAAATATTTTTTATTGTTATTAAATCTTCTAAATGCTCTTATATTATCATCCAGAATCCAATGTCTGTCATATCCATTTTCAATTGAATGTTCCCATACCCAGTTTCTAGCTGGTATACCTCCCTGTCCAAGATTCTCAAACGGAAGAACGTAAATCTTATCTGGATTAATGTATTGGGCATACTTATCATATTCGGGAGGTTCAATCACAATATGATAGGGAATGTTCATTCTTTCCAAGGCTTTGCTGGTTAGTCGGCTATCCCATCTTCCCTTTGAGATAATATAAACTGGATAATCAGGGTTCATTCTTCTCTTCCACATATACCAAATCAGAGTACAGACTTTCATGCCATGCAGGATACCAATAATTATTTCTATTAGGATAAATTTTCTGCTCTATTAGTTCCGAAAATTTTTGTAAATCTTCCTCGGTTTCAAAGTTAATATGTATAGTTCTAAAAGGTTTGTGCTGTTTCATTTCATATTCAGGCATACCTTTCCACACCTCTGCATAGTCTATCATGATAAAAACATTCCTTTGAAATTAAGAATTGCTTTATAAATAGCTGATGCCGCTATGTCAGTATTTCTTCCTAACTCTAATACTGGAAACTCTATTTGAATAGCCCCAACATTACTGTTGCTAAATGTCTCAATACCTCTTCCTCCATTAAAATAAACTTTACCATTTGAAGGAGAGAATACTTTATATCCAAAATTTTCTAATGATGTTTTGAAACTAAAATCTCCAAAGATAGTCTCATAAGGGTCTGGATGAATAGCATCTAGAGTGGTACTTACATTGCTTCTTTTTATCTTCATAAGCTTAAGATAGTTTCTAGCATTTAAATTGTATCCAAGCTGTATTTCATTACTGTCATTATGAGAATGTAATTCTATATATAAACACTTACCTCCATACTCACAAGCTTGCTCAGTAAAGTATTTAATTAACATATTCCAATCTTTCCAAATCCTTTCTGCCTTAGTATTAAACTGAGCGCCCTCTAAAATATCTCTATTTAAATCTACCTTACATCTATGTATATTAGAGTATATATAATAAGGTTCCATCCAAAATAGTTTTTTAACTACAAGCTGGATTAATTTTTTGGTATATGTATCCTGTAAAAGATTCCCATATTTTCTATTAGGAATATTCCAAGGTTTAGCACTGCCACTATGAGGAGCAGATATAACTATATTAGTTTTACCTTCTTTAATAAACAGGTAGTTCATAATCACTTCCTCTAATATAAGATACTAAGGCATGGCATATAACAGAGAACACTCCCTCTAATGAAAAGGCATTAATGGCTGGAACCATGTAGTGTATGTCAGCTAATTCCTGAACAGGACATCCTCCAGATATGAGAATAGAATCTACTGCCATATCATAGGCTGTCTCTATGGCTTTGATTATATTAGGACTTTTACCTGAACAACTAAATGCTATCAGTAAACCGTTTGTTGAACTTAACATTTCTATGGTATTTAGTTGCTTAGAAAATACATCTTCAAAACTAATATCATTTCCTATAGCCGTTATTAATCCAGAACCATCTGAAAGACACCTTGCATTACCATGTAATGTATGTACTATGTCTGTAGCAAAATGAGATGCTATAGATGCACTTCCTCCATTTCCTATAGTATAAATATTATATCCTTTATTAATTGATGTCTCTATCATATGAGAAATTTTATACAATAAGTCTAAGTCAAGCTTATCTATAATATTCTTAGTATGGTTCATATACTCAAGTAAATATGATTTATCTTCCTTTTTCATCTCATCATCCTTTTATTTTTTAATAACATATCACCACCATATTCATTGGTGTTAGCAAACTCTAGTATATCATAATTTGGAAGCAATTCTAAAATTCTTTCTTTAGAAGTAGCTGTCTCATACAACTCACCTATACTATATTCTGTAAATAAATAATCTACTCTAGTGAATGTATCTATCCCTCCTAGAATCATCTTCTCCTCAGAACCTTGAACATCTGCCCATATAAAATCTATATGATCTATATTATATATTTTAGTAAAGGTATCTAAAGTAGTAGATGGTACTTCTATATCCGTACCCCAAGTTATCCAACTATGACTTTTTAATAAGACTTTAGGTTTAAGTATAGAACCAGACTTATCCCAGCCTGTGTCTGTATTACATTGGTGAAAACATATAAACCCATCTATATCTGATACAACTCCTTCAAACAGATGTGCTTTTAAATTCTTTTGTTTAAACTTAGCTATAGCCCTAGGGTCTGGTTCAAAAGCATAGATTGTAGCTTTAGGAAATAAGCTTTGAAATATAGCTGTATGTCCACCATCATTACACCCTATATCAAATATTACAGGATTGTCTTTCTTAACTAATTCTTTTATGTTCATACTTCTCCGCTATCAGTTCATTTATTTTTCTGTCTAAAGTTTTATACCCGCCAGTGCCTAAATCTTTGCACATTTCCCTGGCCACATTAAAATTCTTTTCTACTAAGTTATAATGTTTCCAGTAATAGTGTTCATCGAGACTATTTATTTTATTATAGAAGTCCTCCTCAGAATCAATTTTAATTATACCATTGACATCAAACCAATCTCCAATATTAGGACAGCCGTAGTAAATAGGAATTGTTTTAGTGAGAAAACAATCGAGAATTTTTTCTGTAAAATAATTATTATGAACAGAATTCTCAATTGCTAAATTAAATTGGCTATTGGAGAATAGACAATCTTCTCTCAGATGCCTATTAAAATCCATAATACGATAGAAGTCATGTGGCATTTTTACATTACCAACCATATTATAAATATTGAAACGTAGCATATGTCCATAGGTTTGATCTTTAACCCCACTTAGAAAGGTAAGTTTAAATTCTTTTTCCTTCTCCACAAACTTATCGGTTATCCAAGGATCAATATATATTATCTTTCTAGCATTGGGAATACTATTTAATATATCTTCATCCCAAGTAAGTATATAATCATAGGCTCTTCGATGAGTTCTACAATACTGGTCAATGTCTTTAATTATTTCTGGAGGTTCCGAATATAAAAATATTCTCATGTCTAATCCAGTAGCCCAAAAGTCATACATAAGAGTATTAACCACTATATGTATCTTTTTTGGATACGACGGTAAGTACTTATATAAATCCCAACCAGTCCTATCAATCCAATTCACTGGGTACATAAATATTATTTACCTCATCACAATATATTTTTTTGTAGTTATGTTTATCAAAGTAACTATTAATTCTATCTGCTGTCTTAGGTCTATCTATATCTGGATAGTGTTCATGAGCCTCTATGATTACCATAGCCGGTTTCCAGTAGTCTATATTAAATCCATCTAAGATATCAGGTTCATTCCCCTCTGTATCTATAGATAATACATCTACCTCTAAGGGGCGAACTTTATCCATCCCCAAAGCCCTATCTAAAGTTATCATATCCACAAAATATTCACCAGTTGGATTCCAACCATTGCGTAACTTTATAGCATCTAAATACTCATCGCTTACAGTAGAGCCTCCTATTTGTGCGGCATGTAGTACTACTTGTCCATTATACTTACCAATAGCTAAATTATGAACTCTTACTTTAGGGTAGGGTTTCATATTTTCTACACACTTAATATATGCATTTGCATCTGGTTCATACATAGCTCCATACCACCCAGCTTTATATAAACCATAAGTATTACTCCATGATATACCATCAGCCGCACCAATCTCTATGAAGCACCCCTCATTCTTATATCCAAAATACTCTTGGTATATCTTATTAAGACCTCTTACTTGACAGGTATCTATAGTTAAGTATTCCATTTCATTTCCTCTTTTCCAATCATCTCTTTATAAGCATACAATTCCTCATCATATACTTTTGTAACAACATCTAAAACATCTGTATCCCACACACCCTTTATACCATATCTTTCAGCTAGAATACTAATAATACTTTGTTCCCAACGATGCTCTCTGAATCCTGGAAGATTGTCATAACCCATTATATTAGGAGTCTCTAATAGTAATTGTGGGGTAGTACAGTAGAATAAGTAATCCTCTAAAAGTTTTTTACTTCTCTTTGAAAAGCCTAAGATTACTGACCATACTTGATGTGCTCCCCAATATTCTGGAGAGTCAGCATTCATTAAAACAAACACATCTCTTTTAGTCCAGTCTTTATTTATAAAGTTTCTATGTTTTATAAATAACACATCTTCAGTAGCCATTTGGTCATTAAACAATTCTTCAAATCTTGGGAAGTTTAAAAACCTTAAATTGCTGTCGCAATACAAAACCCTATCACAATAAAAAGAATTAAGTGCTGTAGTAATACAGTAGGGCTTCCACAGAAAATACCCTGCATACTTCTCAAAAGAAAATATATAAGAATTATCTTTAAAGAAAGCGGTCTTCTCTATCCAGTCTCTTTTATACCCATGATAGAAAGTAAAGTTATCTTTATAAAGATTCTCAAACTCATTCTGGAATCTCTCATGAGTAGGATTATTATAAGTTATACAGGCAGTGTTGTTTATCATCTCATACTCAAAATCATACTGCCTATATACCAACAAGCTATAACTATTATGGGAATTATAAGTACATATCCATAACCACTGATAATTATAATGCCTACCACATATACTATTAGTAATAAAAATCCTAATAGACATACTCCAATTATAACTGCGAGTAAGTTTTGTAGTATTTTTCCAATAATTGATGGTTCATTTTTCTTTTCATAACCATGATGTGCATTCATTATCTTTCATCCCTTTCTAATATAAGTAGGTGCATTAGACATTGCTACCCTTTGTTTAATCATTGTAGTAGAGATACCATCTGTATATGGGACATATACTAAACTTATATTATGATCTCTTAACCATTTGGCATCAAATCCCATCTGTTTACAATAGTCTTTCTCTAACCAATCGTTCCCAATAAGTATTACATCGGGCTGAAATTGAGCAATAGTTA